AGTTAATTTTTTCCAACCAGTTGCAACCTCACTTTTACCAATCAACTCCTGATTGTTTATATCTATCAGTGTAAAAGCGCCACTATCATCGTTGTTTTCTCTATTATTTGCTGTCTGGCATATCGCTATTGAACCGTCATCAGAAATTGCACAGGAATTTATAAGAGAATTTGGATGATAAATTAATTTTGGCACAAAGTAATCATCTGTAATAAAAAATAAATCTTCAACAAAACAAGCCATGGAATAATCATGACTCATAACAAAATTTATTTCATATTGTGATCGATATTTAAATTTTTCATATAAGATTCCTCTTATTTTTTCTATATCAAAATCCTTAATATTAAAAAACACACTTTATTATCCCCTTTATATTAATATATTTTAAATTATACCATACATAAAAGAGTATTACAATTTGCTAAATATCAAAACTTTTCTTCAAATATTTGTCAAAATGTAACAAAAGTATACAAAAATGGCATATATCAGCATTTTTCAAATA